AGTAAGGTCTTGTGGATCATTTGTACCAGCCCCAATACGACCTTTAATGGTGTTTGTTGCCATATCAGCAAGCTTAGTATTAGTTACTACATTAGAGGAAATAGTGGTAGCACCATCAGCTACAGAGGTTACATCTCCAGAATGGTTGGGGTGGACATAGTTAATTGTCCCTGCTACATCAACACCTAAGTTTGTTCTTGCTGTAGGTGCATCAGCTAAATCACTTAAGTTATTACCGGGAATAAGGAAAGCTTGAACCCACTGTGCAGGACTTGTAGAAGGTAAATTACCTGTGTTAGTTACAACCAAAGACCTGTAAGTGACTGTACCTTCTCTTGCATAACCCCCTAACTCATAAACTGATGTTGCATCAAAAGTTGCTATACCATTACGTTCAAGGTGTTGCAGCATTTCATCTGTTCTACCCTGCCAGTAGTTAGCATGTTCAAGGGGTGGAGCCTCTACAATCCAACCAACAGTATATTTAATAGCACCGGGATCGACTATAGCCCCGCCAGAAGCCCATGTATCGTTATAAACTTGTCTAGTCATTCACTTCTCTTCCTTATACTTTAATGCAGAACATCATTGCAACGTTACGAGGTCTTGTTTCGGTACTACCTGTTGATGCAGTGTTGAAAGTTTGTTGTGTAGTACGTTGATCTGGTGCTCCACCATCATCGGTATATCCCCCAATCCACTTACTAGCTGTTACACTGTGATTGTGAGATTGGAATTCATCGGTCTGTGTAGTACCAACAACACGACCAGAATCCACACCACGGCTATTATCCCAACCACGGATAAATTCACCTCTTAACTCAGGCAGTCTAAATGTAGTTGATAAGTCTCCGCTAGAGTATGTACCAGAATCAACTCCAGCCCATTGAGCCTCTGTAACAACTCTCATATTAACTTGTACCCATGTCCACAATTCTGCATAAGTTGTTCTTGACAGCAATTGACCTTTAGCCTCAACGAACCCAGTAGGGGCTACTGTAGCTGGGAAGGGGAAAATCCAACCTGTCATGAATGAACCCATTGTAGCAGGGGTAACTGCTCTAGTAGCGTCTGTACCTACTCTGACTTCTGTAGCTGTAGCTAATTCAACTTTTCCTTTAAGGGTTGTAGATGCAGAAGGTACAAGAGTATCTACATTATCTACAAACTGCTTAGGACTTATATACCTGATTGTATCTGATCCAGCTAGTGCTTCAGCATCTGTAGCTCTTTCTACAAGACCCGCTCTGGTTTCTGTAGCAGTTACACTAAACAAACCAGCAGGAGTTACAGCTCTTACTGCATCTGCACCTGTTTGGGTTTCTGCATTACTTGCTAATTCAACTTTACCTTTTGTAGCTGTACTAGCATCCGGTATAAGTTGTGGGAGAGCATCTTTAAGGTTCTTAGGAGAAACAGCTCTAGTAGCGTCTGTGCCTACTTGGGTTTCTGCTAAACTTGATAACTCTACAATCCCTTTAACGGACTCCGTAGCGTTTTGTACAGCAACAATAGTAGAAAATGGTGTCCAATTGACAGGAGAAGATACTGGATCATTACCAGAATTACTTGAGGTAATAGATTTATAAATTTCATTGTCAGAAGCAGTTACCCAAGAACCAATTCCGTACACTGTAACAGAACTATACTGCATAATACCATGTATTTCTATATCTTGTAGAAGCTTATCCACTCTGTTTTGCCAAAAGTTCTGTGTTTCAAGAGCGGGTATTTCTGCTGCCCACCCTGAATTAACTTTAGCAGTACCGGGGTCAACTACTGAGCCACCAGAGGCCCATATATTGTCAACAGTTGTTGTTCTAGTCATATTTATTCCTAATTTTAAACTAACTCAGTAAATGTGCCACCAATTGTGGGGTTAGTTACAGTGCCGTAAGTTGAACCTAATGGGAAGGTTTCGAATGCAAACACTAATCCATCACCAGATAAGAATGAAACTAAGTAAGACACCCCTGCTGGTCTAGGCAGTGCATCATTAGTGACTAAGAGTTGTGCTGTAGAAACCGGAACATCTGCAACCAAGGTAAGGCTTACATTGTGGTTCCCATTCTCGGTAATACCTACAAATGAGCTTTCACCAAATACAAAGGTTAAAGCTTCAATTAAATTCTCCGTAGTAAGGGAGCCTACGTTTTTATATACTTTACTTTTTATAAAGAGCCTGTATTCAGCATCACCAAGCTCTCTAAAAGTTCCAGTTTCTTCTGTACCACTGCGGTATCTAGCACCAATAGTTGGGTCTTCTAAAGTCCCATAACCATCAATGTCACCAGCAGCTCCATCATAACCAAAGAATTCTAAACCAGTTACATCTAGAATAGTTCTAGACTGTCCTACAATTTCCCCAATTATATCAAGTTGTGCTCCAATAGCTGTGTTGATACTTCTCTCGTTTAAGAGTTGGTCAAGAACAAACTCTAAATCTCCTTGTCCTTCTATTAAAGCATCAATTAAACCTATAAGGTTAATAGAGCTTTTGTACTGCTCTAATAACCTTCCTCTATAAATTACTTTATGATCTAAAATAGTCATTATACAATCGTAATATTAACTAGACTAATTTGAGCCAACTGAGTCAATGTTATAGTAATCGGAGTAGAAACTGTTGGACTAACACTAGTGCTAATAAACAAGCTATCTACCTGATGCCCTTGTATTGAGTTGACTGGTGTATACAGTCTAGAAGTAATTACATCATCCCCCGCAAATAAATTATCTAATCCAAATTGAACAAGGCTCTCTTTAATTTGAGTATCACCATTACTAGGATAAGTACCAAACTTAGTTAATGTTACCTCAATGTAGATAGGAACTAAAGTTGGTCTATCAAAGAGTACATTTCTCGAGATACCCATTGAGTCAACTACAGCTACAGATTCAGCACCATTCATGTCTGTTCCGACAGGTTTAGAATCAAAGATAGCCGCTGCAATATCTGCATCAAGTCCACCATCTACGATAGCCTGTATACTATGTGGGGTTAATCCGTTACCATCAACTGAATCTGTATAGTTCTCTAATACAACAGTTGACCTTACATCATCCACTAAATTGATTCTAGCTGCTATAGCGTTAACCCCTGTAGACGCTGTTTTAGAAAGTTCAGAATCCCTTCTCTCTCTTAATATAGTGTCAGTCTCTTCAATAGTACCTAACACTCCAGCTTCAACATTAGTAGCACTCGTTACTCCTGATATAAAAGTTTTTATATCAATCAACTGGTTTGCAGGAGCAAGTATAGGCCCAAAGTTTTTAGACTTCATAGGGACTCTGGAAGTTACATGTACAAAAGAAATATTGGTATCAATTAGTATTTCTTTAGATGATGTTTCATCTATTGAGGCTATTTGAATTTCGTTTGAGTTGATAGTAGAAACCGCAGTAACAGAAGGAATTGCAATTGGTATTGCTGCAATTAATCCAGCAACAATCTCAGCTTCAGTTGCACTTGCATCAGAATTATAAGTAGCTGCAATACTGTCAATAGTTACTGTGTAAGTTGTTGAGTTTGTAATAGTGTCTACGCTTATTAATGCAGCAGTAACTGCACCATTATTCATTTCGTTCTGACCTAAAACTACAAATTCTTCTTGAGTAGTATTTATAGCAACGGTGTACCCTATAGGGATCGTTGAATTATTAGCACCTGTTATTGACGCAGTTACTAGTGTGGGAGTATTTGAACCTCTGAATACACCTACAATTGCACAGTTATCATCTAGTTGTTGTCCTTCTGCTCTTGAAGGAAACTGAGAATCATATACTATTTGAAGCTGCTCCCAAACTGAGGACTCTCCGGGTGCTACAGAATCTCTAACTTGTCCAAATACAGAATCTTCTGTGGTATTAATTCCTTCCCCAAAGAAACCTGTAAGTCTGGTGGTTATTTCATCTCTAATGTCTTGAAGCCTTTTAATGCTAAGACCTGTACCTGTTAATCCTGCCACTTATATCTCCAAAACTAATGTATCACCTGTGACAGCTCTACAAGAAAAACCAACTGAATAATTTCTAGTAGCTGCATCAAATGTTGAGTTAAAACTAATTATCTCTTCAACCCCTTCAGTGTTTATTATTTGTGATCTAAAGATAGAATCTACTTGAGCTTTAGTAGCACCCTTAACAAAAACTGATTGATTATATGGAATACCGAATAATTTATTTAAAAACCACTCACCTTTAAAAAACTGAAGTTTTATTGTCAATCTTTGTACAATAGCGTTTGTGGTGTCTAAGATAATAGCTAGTTCATTACCTTCCACAAAGATATCATGAGATACAGAATGTAATTTTATATCACCGTAATCTGACATTTAATTTGGTGCTCCTGTGCTACCACCACCAGTTTGTACTCCACCATGAGTGTGCGTATCTAAGCTAGTACCGTTTGCAACTACATCAGTATCGCTTGTGAATGTTCCCTGTTGATTGATATCTCCTATCCAAGTTGTTACGGGTGCTGTAACAGTTAGTGATGTTGGAGCGTCTAATACAACAGACCCATCTAAGTTTAAAGTAAGTTTAGTGTTAGCTCCTGCACTCATTCTAATTGAACCGTCTGCTTTAAGTCTTATCTCGTTCTCAGTAGAGCCTCCTATGTTATGTGTAATAGCAAGGTCATCTGTATCGTGGACTAAGGTTCTTTTCAGGGGATCGTTAGGTGCTCTTGGAAAACTATACAACCCCGGAATGGCGATTGCATCTGAGTAATCATGCTTTCTAAAGTCTTGTGGGTTTACTGTTTCCGTACTATTAGAAACTAACCAAGTATCAATAGACCTTTGGCTGAAAATAAGTAACACGGTATCATTAATATTAATAGGAAAAGATAACATAGAGTTACTTGTACTAGGAAATACTACTGGAACATCTTCTAGTTCTGGATAAGGTATCTGTCTGTTATCTTTTAGTAGAACTTCGACTAGAGGTTTTACTACTGCTTTTTGTGTAGAAGGGTTGTATGCTAAAATCTTGGCAGGAATAGCCGTACTTAAGAGAGATAGTGCTGAATTTATGTGACTATCTACTGCTTCTGTAAAGGTTGCTGTCATAATACTTTAACTCCCTCTGATAGTTCCAAATCAGTTACCCAATCAGTACCATCATAAGACCCTTTGTGTGTTAGTTTGCTGATCCTGTATAAC